GCATTCCGCCAGGCCTGCTGCAGCGGGGCGATATCGCCCTGTACGACGGGCCAAACGGCCGGGGTGTGGCGGTGTTCTGGGCTGATGAGTTCTGGTCGGTGTCTCCCGAAGGAGTCTGCCGTATCGAGTGTGAGCCGTTGACGGTGTGGAGAGTTGAATGAGTTCAGCAGTCAGCAAGGTTGCCCAGATCGCTGTCGGTGCGGTGATCGGCTTCGTTCAGGGTGGGCCATGGGGAGCTGTGGCCGGTGCGGCCTTGGCCTTCTACGTGTCGTCGCAGCAGGACAAGCTTGATACCGGCTCGCTGCGTGCCAGTGAACCATCCAGCCAGACCCTGCGCTCGTCGAAGGCAGCTGCCCGGTTTGTGTTGGGCCGCGTGAGCACCGGCGGCGTGCTGGCTTGGGGGCAGGAGCAGGCCGGCGACCAGACCGATGGCGAATGGTTGCACATGGTCTATGTCCTGTCGGAGGGGGAGATCGACGGGCTGGAAGACATTTTCCTGGGGGAGGAAGTGATCGCGGCCTATGGGGGCCATGCTTCCTACGAGCTGGTCACCAACCCGACCCAGGTGAACGCCTTCCTCAAAGCCAACAGCCCGGATTGGCGAGATACCCAGATCGGCCGAGGGCTGTCGTTCGTGCGCGTGTCGTTCAAGTACAGCGCCGAGAAGTACCCGTCCGGCATCCCGGATGTGCGCTTCGTGATCCGCGGTCGCCGGGACATCTACGACCCCAGGATTGGCAGCGCCGGCTATAGCGAGAACACCGCACTGCACATCCTCTGGTTCCTGCGGAACCGCTGCGGTGTGCCGGACGACGAGATCGTGTTCGCCAGCTTTGCCAACAGTGCCAGCGTTTGCGACGAGATGGTGGCTAACCCGGATGGCAGCACCGCCCCGCGGTACCGCTCTGGCTGCGTGATCGGCGCGGATGAGTCGCGCACTCAGGTCATGCAGAAGCTCGAGGCTGCTTGCGGTGGCAAACTAATCCGTGTCGGTGGCCGCTGGATGCTTCAAGTCGGGGCCTATTATGGCCCGTATGACTTCGAGATCACCGAAGACATGGTCACCGGCACTGTTACAGGCAGCTCTGAGCCGTCCAACGATTCGGCACTCAACACCGTGCGCGGCACCTTCATTGATCCGTCGCAGGCTTGGGCCGAGACGGACTACCCCGAAGTGTCGATCAGCGAGTGGGTGATTGCTGACGGTGGCGAGGCGGCAGAGACCCTGTCGTTTTCCTATGTCAGCGATCCTTATCAGGCCCAGCGCCTGGCCAACATCGAGCTGCGTCGCCGCCGGGCTGGTGGAACCTTGTCGATTCCCATGAACTTCGCAGGGTACAACTGCCGGCCGGGCCGATCGGTGAAGGTCAACCTGCCTTCGCTGAACATGGTTGGCGAGTTCATTGTCACCGACTGGTCCATGAGTGCTGACAGCGGCTGCACCGTGTCGGTCTCGCAGAACGAGCCGGCGATCTTTGACGATGCCGTGGGGCAGCCATACAACCCTATCGGCTTCATCAGCCTGCCAACAGGCGGCCTGGGCAGCCCAACCGGGCTAACCTGGTCCACCCAGGACAACGCTGAAGTGGTTCAGGGTACCCTGTCGTGGCTGGCACCCAATGGCGTGGTTACCGGTTACGCCATTACTGTGCGGCAGGGAGCGACTGCGGTTCAGGCTCAGCAGGTGCCGGCCACTACCTTGCAGCTGCCTCTTTCTGGTCTGCCGTCTGGCAGCTATACGATGAGCGTTGCCGCCGTCGGCCCGCTGACTCGCTCCGGTGAAGCCAGCATTGCCGTGGGCATTGACGGACCGCCGATTCCGGAGTCGTGCGTGGTTCAGGCCACCATCGACACCATCACGCTGATCCCTGGCAACGCGCTGCATGGCTTGAACGGCGGCACCTACGAGTACTTCTTCTCGACCACCCCTCAGGCAACGCAAGGTGAGTATTTGGGGCAAGGCCTGACCCTGACCCATACAGGGCTGGCGTTCGCCACTAACTACGCCTATTTCGTGCGCTCGAAGAACGCATACGGTGTGAGTGCATTCCTGAAGGTGGTCGCCTCCACGTCGACGAGCGTGGACAACATGCTCGATGCGTTGAAGGACAAAATCGATAACGGCCAGCTCGCCCCGGCTTTGCGGGAAGAAATCGCCTTGATCTCCGGGCCGCCCGACCTTCCGGGGTCGGTCAACAGCCGCCTGGAAGAGTTGGACGAGCAGGTCATCGAGATCACCGACCAACTGGGCGAGGCGGTCACGCAGGTTCAAGCCAACCTCGACACCGCTACTCAACAGGCTCAGCAAGCGATCGACCAGGTGGCCGAGGCAGCCCGGCAGGTGCAACAGGACCTCGACGAAGCTACGCAAGACCTGCAGGGCCAAATCGACAGCGTCAGCCAGATCGCCAAGTCGCTGCCGTACAACGCCGACAAAACCTACACGTCTGGCCAGACTGTGCTGGGGACCGATGGCAAGCTCTACCAGGCGTCGAAGGCGGTACCGAAAAACACCGCGCCGCCGAATACCAGCTATTGGACTGATGTCGGCCAGGTTGTGCAGTCGTCGAACGGGCTTGCCGCCCGCGTGCAGACCGTGGAGACCAAGGTTACCAACCTGGAGGGCACCACCACTTCGCAAGCCACCCAGCTCACCGGCTTGCAGTCCAGCCTGACCACCACCAACCAGAACGTCACGGCGGCTCAACAAGCGGCGCAGGATGCGGCGACCCTCGCGGGCGGCAAGGGCAAGGTCATTGTCCAGGCTGCAGAGCCTGCTGTTGCTGACCGCTTGGCGCAGAACCTCTGGATCGATACCACCAGCAACGCCAACACGCCGAAACGCTGGAGTGGCAGCGCTTGGGTGGCGGTCACCGACAAGGTCGCGACGGATGCAGCCGCTGCAGCAGCGAATGCACTGACTGTGGCGCAGACCAAAGCCGATGCTTCGGTGGTCAACAACCTGTCGACCCGGGTCACTGATGCTGAGGGGGTAATTACGTCGCAGGGCCAGGCTATGACCGGCCTGCAGAACAGCTTGGTCACGACCAGCCAGAACGTGTCGGCCGCCCAGCAGGCTGCGCAGGATGCGTCCACCCTGGCGGGCGGGAAGGGCAAAGTGATCGTGCAATCTGCTACCCCGGCTGCCGCTGATCGACTGGCGCAGAACCTCTGGATCGATACCACAGGCAACGCCAACACACCCAAGCGGTGGACTGGTAGTGCCTGGGTGGCGGTGACGGACAAGGTGGCGACCGATGCGGCAGCCGCCGCGGCCAATGCTTTGTCGGTCGCGCAAACCAAAGCCGATGCCTCGGCTGTTGATTCGCTGTCCACGACCGTGACTCAGCAGGGCAACACCATCACGTCGCAAGGCCAGGCACTCACTGGCCTCAACAACAGCTTGACCACCACCAACCAGAACGTCACTGCAGCTCAGCAGGCAGCCCAATCTGCTTCCGACCTGGCCGGCGGTAAGGGCAAGGTGCTGTTTCAAGCAACAACACCGGCGGTTGCTGATCGCGCGGCCCAGAACCTCTGGATCGACACCACCGGCAACGCCAACACCCCGAAACGCTGGAACGGCAGTGCCTGGGTGGCCGTGACAGACAAAGTGGCCACTGATGCTGCAGCTGCCGCTGCTGCAGCAAGCGCCTTGGCGCAGACCAAGGCCGACTCCTCGACAGTGACCGCGCTGTCCAACACCGTGACCCAGCAAGGCAGCACGATCACCGCCCAAGGCCAGGAACTGACGAACATCCAGGCCACCATAGGGAACATCTCAGGTGAGAACTTGCTGCTGGATCCCTCCTTTTCCAGCAGTAATGGCGTCAACGCCCAGCCTAGCATCCTGGTGCTGAACCGTAATGATGCAAGCGTGCCGGCCTTGGCTCCCACTGCGCGCGTGGTGAAGTGGGATGTTCCCGCCAGTACGGGGAACACCTACGTTGGCTTCACATCTGCCCTCAACGTCAGGCCGCCCGAGAACTCCAACGCGACCCAGATCGCGGTGGCGGCCGGCGAGATCTACGATCTGGAGCTGTTGCTGCACAGTGAGAAGGCCAGGCAGTTCGGCCTGTGGGCGCAGTATTACGCCCTGGATGGTTCCTCCGTCACGCATGGCTGGG